TTTAAAAAATCTCTAAAACTTTTCTTATTAGAAAAAGAAGGAACACTCCCGCCTTCCTGCATCTTGCCCATAGCTTTGGCTATTGCCATACCGCGTTTGCGTTCGTACTCTGATATTTTACCATCTCCATCTAAGTCTGATTTCTTTTTATTAAAACCAGTGCCTTGATTGTACATTCTACGGCTGTGTACCTCTCCACCATCTTCGTACTGCACCATACCACCTTGCTCTTTACCAATTAAGTTCTTTAAAAAACCTAATGGTGATTTTTTATTTTGCCTATCAAAATATCCTTCAACTAAATCAGATGGCAATGAATCTTGAGGCGCAAAGGCCATTTTTTGCATTGCATCAAACTGCCCCTTTGAGGATAGCATTGACATACTATCAGACCTTTGTGGGTCAGAAAGATAATAGCGAAGACCATCACCACCCCCTACTTGGTCAGCTGGTATAGCCATAATAACTTGTCCGGTAAACATATCATCATCCCTACCTATGTCCTGAGATATAAGACGAGCACCTTTTAAGTTTCTACTTTGCACCTGTCCACCTTCTTGGTATACAGGTGATTTAGGTTGGGCTATGCCGTTTTGCATAGAAGCAGAAGCAATTAACGCATCAATAGCAGTGTTACCATTCTGCATTTGTTGTCTATCTCTACCTACTTGTGTGATTTGTTGTAGTACGGGCAGGTAATCAGGTACTGCCTCTTTTGGAATAATGTATTCTCCACCTTCGAGTTCTACGTCTGGGCCGTTAGCAACCGAAGCTGGAACCCCACCGTCTGCGTGGGATGGGCCTCTTACGAGACCGTAACTTGGGAATCTTCCCTTACTTGTATTAGCCATATGGTATGTGGATTTATAGCTTTATGTTTATAAACAGTCGGTGAAGGTATTCTTCACACTCTACATAATATACTTAATAAAAAAGTATTATGCAAATATTATTTTAATTAGTTCTTGCTCCCGTCAACCAGTTGTATTTTCTGAGCTTGGGAATTGATTTTCTTTTACGATTGTCATTGGAAAATTCATCCCGACTGCTGGCTTGGCTTTTGGGTGGACGGGCAAAGTAGTCTGCATAGTACAACGCATCCATAAGGTCATCGTTACGAGGCTTTGGGTGTTCAAAGAACTCATCGACAATCTCTGTCATCTCTCTACGTATGTACAGTTTCTTAGAATTGATGATAGGCCCTAGTGTGGTCTCGAGTCTATCTTCCTTTTTAATTCTTGCTGGTGGCTTTACGCCTTTGAATATTCCGGGCATCAGTCTTTTTTCTGTTGCACTCATACGGGTTACCATATCCCTAACCATCTCCTGCGCTGCTACGGTCTCAATGGTAACACGCTTTACTGGGCTGTACTTCTTGGCAAGCTCTATGATATGCTTTGGTACGTCAAAGGTTGGTATTCTTTCCCTAAAGTATTCAAGAACATATCTATTCTTACGTGCATCTATACCCATGACCATTATTACCTGATAGTCAGAGGTATCTGAAGCTGTGGCTGCGAGGTCAACTCCAATGTAAATATTTATCGGTATCATCTCGTCATGCTCTACAAGGTAATTAAAACCGTTGATATACTTACGCTCACCTGAATAATGCTGTATTCTATCTATCTTGAACGAAGCATTGGTAATATCTCTAGCATCATTCATGTACTCCTGAGCAAACTTATTGACAAGACCCGCTTCTATGAACTCTTGTTTCTTTGCATTGAGCTTGGTTAATGGAAATTGCTGCGGCCAAATCGACTGACCATCCTCTATTGCGCTATGAAAGTATACATCCCAAGGATAGAACCTAGCATCTTTCTTAGCTTGCTTGTACCCATCATAGGTCATTTGTAAAAAGCTATCAAAGTGTACAATCGTACCTGCAAGCCATATCCAACCCTCTCTACCCGGTGATTCCTCTAGTGCTGGATATATGGTAGATACTACCCAGCGTTTAATCTCATTACGCCTTTCGGGTGTCTTGGTATTCAATTCTGATTCAAAGTCATCCAAAATGATACCGGTATAACGAACATCCACCTCAGCACGTCCCCTGAGCCTTTGACTTGTACCTTTGGCAATGATTCTATCGCCCTTTGGAGTTACGAGGTCTTTCTCTGTCCAGCGCTTACCAACCGTACCACCATCCATATTACCAAAGTAATACTTAATCATTTTATTCATTTCAAGATGATACCTTAAAAATTTAAGGTGGTCAATGGATTGTCCCTGTTCTTCTGAGACCCAAGCAATAAAGTTCTGCTTATCAGTACCAGAAAAACACAGTTTGTGTAAGATTGCTGTCTTTGACAGTATAGATTTACCAAAACCCCTAGGAAGTATGATACAGAGACGCTCTCCGGGTTTGGTGGATATTAGTCTATTAGATATTTCGTAGTGACAGGGTGGGGATGCACTTTTATTTAGAAAGTCGTTTGGCAAGAAAGCCCTACCAAAGAACAGTAGGTCATTGTATGCCTTTGCGAGTACCTCATCTTTTTCCGCCATCTCAGACGGGCCCGGTATGATATTAAACGTCTCGGGCTGCTTTTCTTGCTTTGTAGGCTGCTCTTTTTCTTTGTTTGTTTTCAAGTGTTAGCTTTCTTCTTCTACGCTTTCTTTCCTTGGCTTTTTTATTAGGCATTATTTCTTTTTCTTGTAGCCGCCTCGTATACCAAGTCTACCTTCTTCTTCCATTTTTAACGCCATCGCGACAGCCTGTTTCATAGGTTTACCTTCGCTAAGTAGTTTTGATATTTTAAGCTGTACTCTTCTGTTTCTATTTCTAGCCATTACCATTTGACCTTATCTGCCCAATAGGCTGCGGACATCTTACCTTTTGCAATGTTCTTTCTGTGTCTAGCCTTGAATGACTTACGTTTCATCTTTGTTCTGCGTGATTCCCCTGCCTTGGGCTTACCCGCTGTCTTTGCACCCTGCTGTCCAAAACGAATGGTCTTTATCTTGTCGCCTTCTTTGGCAACTACAATATGACTTTTCTTTGGATGGTTTGGTGTTCGTTTGGGTTTATTGAATCCACTTACACCAGCTCTAGCTAGGCGTGGGTCTTTCTTTCTCATCTTTTCCTCGTGGTCTTTTTACGGGTAGTCTTCTTTTTACCACCACGTATAAGGTCTGCATCTGCTTTACGTGCCCCACCTTTACCAGTGGCAAAGCTACGAACACGCCCCGCAGCCCAAGCGTGGGCGCTTGTGCCGGGCCTCGAACCACTCGAATAGTACGCCCCCAATCCTCTGGAGTACACCTTGGACAGGGTAGACTTCGCTATCCCTGAACTTTTAGAGTATTTATTGATTACAGCAGCTTTTGAACTACCTGCGCTTTTTCTTTTTGGTGCGCTTCTTTTTCTTGCTGGCACTTTGACTCCTCTCTTTTGATATCCTATCCATCATAGCTGGTGTGAGTTTACCAGCAGCATAGAGCTTTCTTGTTTCAATTATCTCTGATTCTACTTTGGATGGATTCTTAGCACCCCTAACGTATTTCTTAGGGACACCTCTTTTGGTTTTTGCTACTTTTTTAAATTTACGGGCCATAGTTATCTTTTTTTCTTTTTAACCATTCCACCCTTCATCATCTTCTTACGCTTGACCATTCCGCCACCCATCATCTTTTTCTTCTTTTTCTTTGCTCCGGCTTTCTTTTTTCCGTAGTGATAAGGCATAGTTATCTCCTTGTTACCTGTATGTGGTAGACTCTATTGCCCCAGCGGGCCCAAACAGGATACGGCCATATCATTCTGACGGTGCCGGTAGTGTCCCTGCTTCAAACGCTTTTAACTTATCGCGTGAGAAACCAGTGAACTCCTGTATCAGTGCAACTGAGTCTGTTTTCTTTTCTGTTGATAATAGACCCGAAATCTTCATTAATGTCTCAAGTGCGCGCAACTTATCTGCATCTCGTGCATCGGTCTTATCTACTACTTCTTTCGCTTGTTCTAATAGATACGTCTTGGTAATACCAAGGTCGTTCATCAATTCTTCTACTTCTTTGTTCACAAGTGTCCTTATCTTCTTTTGTTTCAATAATACTTTTGTACGTTTATGGGCATAATCCCTGTTATTGGTCTTATAGACATTCAAATACGCTTCTACTGGTTCTCTACCCAGTGCTACCATTTTAGCGAACAATCTCTCTCTGGTTGTGATAAAACGGCTTTCGTTGTACTTCTTGAAGGTATAGATGTCCTTTGGTGGGTCTCCAGTAAGCTGATGGTCTTCTGTGGCAAAGGATGTACCTAGTAATGTCCTTACGTAGTAGGTACGCTTGCCTTTCTTGTCGTTGTACATCAATGCTTTCTTTAGAATGGTCAATACCTGTCCATCATCGCTTCTGACCCATTCGCCTTCCTCTGCTGTTCTCCAGTCCTCATTGATGTCTTCTTTTAAGTGGTGCTTACGAAACTCGTCCTCATCTTTGTACAAATGGTAATCAACGCCCTTAATGGTCTTGATGTACATTTTAAGCCTCTGCGGTGAACTCGGGGTCAAACGTATCGATAAGCAGAGGCAGCTCAATCTCTTCAATGATGAGCAGTATCTCTGTCATGTAATGAAAGTCCCCAGTCTCCTTGAACTTGCTGGTCAATGACTTCAGTTCATCAATCGCTGGTGCTATATCAAAAATACCTTTTGGTGCGTTAGATTCCATGCAGTAAATATAAAAACAGATAAATTGGTATACAAGAAAAAAGGTGTTGACAGATATAGGTTAAAACTAATAAATTTCATTGTCGGTTGAAGCGAATGTATAATATTATTAATATATTAATATTTAATATATTATATTTTAATATATTAATATTATAATATTATAATATTAGCGCAGTATTAATATTTTAGCGGCGGTGCTGTATATCCTACCTCGGTTACATAGTCCTCCTTTGTTTGCACCGCTGCTTTCTCTTTACTATAGCCGGCGCGCTCTCCCAAAGAGCTTGCGCCCGGCGCTACCTAAAATCTCTAAAATTTTTAAAAAATAATATTTTTATGTGTGCCTTTCTTTTATTTTGCACACGCCCCCCCTCGTTAGGATTTTAGGTTAGAAAAGTTAGGTTGAAAAAAGCAAGGCCGATTCTAGGTTGAAATTTTTTTTAAAAAAGATGGAACCTTTTTGAAACCTAATAGTATTAAGAGTAAACATATTCATTTAATAGAAAGGAAATAAAATGAAAAAAACACAAGTAGCTCAAACAATAGAAAAGTTCTTAATCAAGCATGACCTCGATTGCGATGTCCGTATTTACTTCAACAACAAATGCTGGGACTATAACAGCGATGGAAAAAAGACAGTTATTGAAGACATCAAAGGCTCGGATTATTGTGAGTATGCTAACGACAAGACCATTACAATGACCTTTGACGGGCCATTGTATTACGCTTTAAATATGTACAATGGGTATGAGTTATACGAGAAATTTAACTCGCTTGACTTTGATAACCATTACTTTGAACTAGGACACGCTTGGAGCTGTTCTTTTTACCCTAACTAACAAAACCAACAGGGGGGCGAAAGCCCCCCACAAAGAAAGGAAATAAAATGAACCTAAAACAACTAACCCAAAAAATAGAAGAGGCAATCGACACCAGTAATAAAGCTTACGATGAAATGGTCGACGCTGAGTACAATATCGATGACGCTGAAAGCTACCTCTCGAGCTGTAGAGACCAAGTCTCCGATGCTAAGGTTACCCTTAATGACGCAACTGACGAGCTTAGACAGATAATAATGGACATTGAAACGCTTGAAGGGTTTGACGTGGACAAGGTCAAAAGAGAGGCTTTCGAGGAAATTGGTGGCGCAATACGCGACCTTGTCGCTCAGCATATCGATAAGGTTGTTGCTCAAGCTGTCAGCGCTTACGAAGAAACTGACGAACCGAAGAAAGAGCCGGCGAAGAAGTCAACAGAAACCGATAACCAATAGTAATAACAGGGGGGCCGCAAGGCCCCCCAAAGGAAAGGAAAAACAATGAGTAGAGCTGATATTTATGAATCTATACTATTTTACACAAAAAGAGCAGAAGAAGACGCTG